AGCCGCTGCTAATAAGAAGTTTGCCAAGAAGAAGGCAGACAAGAAGAAGAAGGAAAAGAAATAATGGCTCCTAAGTGCACCATGAAGAACTGCAAGTGCAAGTGTTCCACTTGCCAGAAAGGTTAACTAATGAAGAAGTCACTAAGCCCTAAGCAGATGAAGATTGCTAATGCTGCAAAACCTGCTGACAAAATTACTGGCGCAGATTTTAAGGCGCTAAAAAAGAAGAAGAAAAAGAAAGTAATTTAATGGCCACACCTTCCTTTATGAAGGGCAAGTACACAAAGTCAAAAGATGAGAAGATGGATGCTCGTCTGACAAAGCGTGCTGGTCTAGATAAAGAAGAAAAAGAAAAGTTTGAAAAGATGGATAAGGCTCATGGCAAGAAAAAGAAGCCTAAGACCATTGCTGAAGATCGCAAGAAAGATGATGCGATAATTAAGAAGATTAAACTCGCAGAAAAGAAGCACGAAGCCAAGGAAGGTAAGAAAGGCGAGAAGGCTGAAGATAAGCGAGAAAAGAAAAAGAAGTAAGAGATTGCCCCACAATTGTGGGGCTTTTTCTTTATCATTGCTTTATCAGAACACCGCTGCGGTGCCTGACTACAGTTCCCACTGGTTGCGATAAAGGGGTTATTTATTATGGCTTATAAGCCTTGGTACGAACAGGTCGCTGAGATGAATAATCAAAGCGAACGTGAAGAGTTTATTAGGGGTGTGTTTGGATTCCGCCCTAAAGAAAAACGTCCCGCTATCGCATCGATTCTTGCAGGTACAACCGCAGCCTATCTCGCTGGTGCTGTGTATGTTGGCGCAAAAGCGAAGGCGAAAGCGAAGAAGAAGTGACCTACCTAAAGAGAGCCAGAGAATCCTTAACTAAAGCCAGTGTAGAAACTACACGTTTCATGGGCGCTCATTTGCGTTCAGAGGCTCGTGCTTCTGGTTGGCCAGAAAAAATTGTTAAGCACTTACATGTTCGCCATGATAATGGGTCTTTTACGGTTCATGGAAACCCAGCCCATAAGGTTGAGATTCTAGATCTTGAATATGGAACTCCAGATACACAGCCAACTGCTGCTATACGTAGATTTAATAACAGACAGAGTGAGGCTGAAAAATTTTTACTTAATCGTGCTATGAGACATCTAGGTGGTTACCTATGACATTCTTATTAGATGAAGATGAAGCACTAAGAAATCTCTTAAAGGAAATGATTGTTACTGATCAAAAGGCTTCATCTGCTACGGCAAAAACTATTACAAACAAAGCCCTTACTAATAACGTAGTTACAATAACTACATCAACAGAGCACGGCTTTGAAGTTGGAGATACGGTTACTATTGCTGGTGCTTCAACGCCTTTTAATGGCACTTATAACATTACTTTAATTCCAACTCCTACTACATTTAAATACGCCAAAACAAATGCAAACATTGCAAGTGTTGCTTCAGGTGGAACTGCTACTCCAGGAACTACTAGAAAAGTAGGAGTATGGTTTGGACAACCTGATCAGGAAATTAGAACGCAGTCTTATCCTTATATCACTATTGATATGATTGATATCTCTGAAGATTTTTCTCGTGCCATGAGAGGTAGAGTAAAACCAACCTACTTAACTAACCCATCAGTTATTGGCGAAAATACTGCTTGGGATACTGATGAGCATGACTGGGATATAAACTATCCAATTCCAGTAAACATTGATTATCAAATAACTTCTTTCTCTCGTCAGCCAAGGCATGACCGTCAAATTTTGGCACAACTTCTTTACTCAAAGATTCCATTACGATTTGCTGTTCTAGATACAGGACCAAACACTGTATTTGGAACAACTCGTCGTTTGGATGTTCTTGATATTTCTAAGAGAGATATTACAGAACAAGGAAAAAGACTATTTGTAAATGCAATAACAGTCCGTGTCTCATCTGAGATTGCGGCTGAAACCTTCAATCAGATGTACAAAGTGTTGCAAGTAAACGTCACAGGTACAACTGGAAGTCAGACCCTTGGTCGCTCTCAGTTCACTACCATCGATACGTACACTCAATCGGCACCATAAGGTCCCTACCCCAAACTAGTTAGGAGAAAAAATGGCTTATAGCCGTCCAGGTGTTTACATAAGTGAGCGCCTATTACCACCAGTGCTTCCAAGTGGAGTTACTGCAAATGCTGCTGGCGCAGTGGTTGCACCCTTTGCACAAGGCCCAGAAACAGTAACTCTTGTTAATTCTTGGTATGAATTTACCAAGTACTTTGGAGGTTACAACGCAACCTATCCAGCCACTTTCCAAGTTGGCTCATTCTTTAATAATGGTGGACGAGAACTTTATGTTCAACGTCTACTTGCGGCTAACGCTGTTGCTGCTTCAAGAAACATTATTAATGGCTCTGCACAAATTGCAACTGTTACATCTAAAAATGCAGGAACAGATGGTAACAATTTAAGAGTTGTTGTTACTGCAGGTTCTGTATCAGGCACCTTTACTCTTACTCTTTATAAAGAGTCAGGAATTGCTAACGATGTTTCTGATGACATCTTGCTTGAACGTTATGAAAACTTAGTTTTTGATGACGCAACTTCTAGTGACTTTGCTGAAACAGTTATTAATCTTGTTTCTCCAAATATTGAAATTGAAGTTTTAGCAAATGGATTATCTGGAACAGATCCTGTTGCAGCCACATATCCACTAACAAGTGGTTCTAATGGAACTGCTACTGCATCTACTGATTACACTGCATACAAAGGAACTGCTGATTCAGTGTTTGAGAGATTTACTTCTCTTGACCGTCCATTAGTACTATTCTTACCTGTTGTAAATGCTTTGGCATCTGGAGCAGTAGGAGTATTTGATGCTGCAACCTCTTGGGCAGAAGAAAATAACGGCTTTGTTGTTATTGGAACTGATCCAGATTTAACTGTTGCAAACGCTGTATCTTTTGCAGGAAGTCTTGCAGATACAAGCAACGCTGCTGTTTACTATCCAAACGTGTACATCTCTGATCCCCTTGGTCGTAGTAGTGGCGCTCTTCGTAAGATTGAGCCTACTGGCGCAGTTGTTGGTCTTTATCTAGCAACAGATGCAAGCCGTGGAGTATTTAAAGCCCCTGCTGGTATTGCAACTCCAGTATTAGGAATTGTATCTGTAGAAAAATCATTTACCTCTACAGAGTTAGATACTATGAATGCAAGTACCTCTCCAGTAAATCCAATTCGCCAAATTCCTGGCGCTGGTCTTTCTGTAATGGGTGCTCGTACATTAAAGCAAGATGGAACTGCAAACAAGTATGTAAACATGCGCCGTTCTTTAATTTACATTCGCAAGAACCTAAAGAATCTAACAGAGTTTGCAATTTTTGAAAATAATGACGAAAGACTGTGGGCACGTATAAACACAAATCTTGGCTCATTCTTAAATGAGTATCGCAATCAGGGTGGTCTGCGTGGAGCAACTCCAGCACAGGCTTACTTTGTTAAGTGCGATGCAGAGAACAACTCAGATGCAGATATTGCAAATGGTGAGGTTCACATTCAAGTTGGTGTTGCTCTTCAATATCCAGCAGAGTTCATCGTCATCGATCTCAGCCAAAAGACGCTGAACTAACCCGAAGGAGATAATAAATAAATGCCTACAATCATTAATAATCGGTCAAATTTAATTACCGATCCATTACGTAACTTTAGATTTTTGGTTACGTTTAAACCACTAACAAGTGTTGGTGGAGCACCAACAAGTACTGCAACAAACAACCTTGCTGCTGCAGTTACCTTTGGGTTCACATCAATATCTGGAATGGCTGTCACCACTGACTCTATTCCATACCGTGAAGGTGGATACAACACTACCGTTCATCAAATTCCAGGACAGACAACCTTTGCTCCTATTACGTTACAACGTGGCGTAATTCTTGGAACAAATCAAAACTGGGAGTGGATGCGTAACCTATTTGCAACAGTTCAAGGTGGCGGTTCAACCCGTGCTAAGAATGAAAACTTCCGTTGCGATCTAGAAATTAAAGTCTTATCTCATCCAATTCCATCAGCAGGTGAGACTCCTCAAAACTCTCCAGCAGCAACTGACCACATAGCCATGCGCTTTGAAGTCTATAACTGCTGGCCAACTGCTGTGGCATACTCAGATCTAAACGCAGGTGATAATGCTTTATTTGTTGAACAGATGACTCTAGTCCATGAGGGCTTTAATGTTAACTGGGCAGCAAACTTAACTACAGACGCACCAGCATTCTAACAAAGGATAACAATGACGAATACAATTAGTGCAGCGGCTAATCCCGCATTAGCAAACCAACTGTTAAACAAGGCGTTAAATGAAACGCCAAAAGAAAGAACGCCTGAAATTGTATCTCCTTCAGATACTACTGTTGAACTTCCTGGCGGCTATGTAAATGCCGCTGGGGAGATCATCAGAACCGCAGAAGTTCGTGAACTCAATGGTAAAGATGAAGAGACAATTTCAAAAACTAATAATTTAGGGAAGGCACTCCTTACAGTCCTACAATTAGGAACTGTAAAGATTGGTAATGAACCAGCCACAGATAAGATTCTTGATGATCTATTAGTTGGTGATAGAGATGCCATTCTTCTTGGAATTTTAAAAGCAACCTTTGGTAACAAAATAAAGATTCCAATATTTGTTGATGGTGAAGATAAACTTGTAGAAGTTGATGTCAATACAGATATCAAAGTAAAACTTCTTACTGACCCAATAAATGAGCGGGTATTTACTGTTAAAGGAAAGTCTATTGACTACACAGTCAAACTTCCTAATGGAGTTGTACAGCGAGAAATGATTAACAATATGGATAAGACTCCTGCAGAATTAAGCACACTTGTTCTAGAAAATACAGTTGTCCGTATTGGTGAGACTCCAGTTTATAGTAAGAGCCAAGTGCAAGCACTTAGCGTAATTGATCGTAGAAAGATTATTGACGAGATCAACAAGAGAGCACCTGGTCCTCAGTTTGAGGATGTGGTAGTTGTTGATCCTGAAACAGGAAGTGAGGTAACGGTTCCTATTAATTTAGGATCCTTATTTCAGTTCTAACATAATTGGTTATGTCAGATTATTCTCTGAATGGTCTGCCATAAGCGAGTTGTATGACAGTTGGTCTCTCTCAGAGATAAAGGATATGTCTCGAAGAGAAAGAAATAACTGGTTAGAGGTTGCCCGAGTTAGATACGAAAGGATGACAAGTGGCTAAAGACCCTATCTCCCAAGTATCTGGGCTTAATGCAGGTCTAGATAATACTGTAAAAAAATTAGGTTCTATAGAATCGGCATTAAAAAGATTAAGTGGACTTGCTGGTACCACTTTAAAAACTGTAACATCAATCTTAACTCCAAGTGTTGGTCAAGGACCTAATCTTGGTTTAGGAACTAACAACGCTCAGTTTACTAATGGAACTGGTGGCAGCCAAGGCGGGATGATGCCATGGCTATACACTAAAAGGGGTGCTGCTGGTGTTGGAGGAGTTCAATTTGGACTAGGTGTTGCTAGCGGAATGTACGAAGCAGTTCCAGATCTTGGAACAACTATTGCTCGTGCATCTGGTTTCTATACTGCATCACTTCGTAGTGCTGGAGCCATGAATCGTGCTGGATTAGCACGAGCCACATTTGGTGCTTTGGGTGGAGGAATTACAGGTCCTGGTGAAGATGCAGCAGCCGCTGCAATGCTTATCCAGGGGTATGGGTACATGCCAGGTAGTGCCGATTTTACTAGAGCAATGCGAGAAGTTGGTGGTGCTGCTCGTTATTTAGGTATGCCAAATGCTACTGCTGCTCAAGCCATAGGTGGATTGCACACTGGTGCGATGGGTGGAAATCTTTATCAATACGGTATTAGTACATTTGATCCAAGAACTGGCAAAGCCAGATCTACTGGAGATATTGCTAGACAACTCTTTGACAGAATGACACAAGGCAGAGAAGTAACTGCTGAACAAATGGCTTTATCTTTGCGTGAAGGTTTTGCGGGACAATCATTAAGAGCATTAGGTTTTTCTCAAGCACAACAAGAAATATTTGGAACCATGTTAACAAACATGGCTGCGGGTAAAAGAAATATTGATTTAGAAAATGCACCATTTAATCTTGAAAATCCATTAAATGCACAAATGAGAATTGCCACATCAATGACATCATTGATGGAGCGTGGCACAGAGCCAATGATTGAAGGGTTTAATAATGCAGCAACTGCAGCGGCTGCATTAAATGCACAGTTAGAGAGATTGCCTGACGGATTCTTTAAGATGAAAGGATTTGTTCAAGGATTTTCTAATACACCTGGCGGATCTCTTGTTAGTGGAGTTGCTGGAGGAATTGCTGCAGGAGTATCTACAGTTGCAATAGCCGCTGGTGCAAGAAAAGCAATGGCTGCTATGGCTGCAAAAAGTGCAGCAAGTGTACTTACATCGGGAGGTGCTGCGGCAGCAGGAACTGCTGCTAAGGTCGGAATATCAGCGTTAGGAAGATCGGTCCCAATTTTAGGTGGTGGATTATCAGCGGCAACTGGACAAGGTTTCTTAAGCACCGTTGGTATAGGCGCTGCTGCTGGTGGAGTTGGTGGAGCATTTCTTGGTGGAGTTGGTGCAGTACCTGGTGCAATTGCTGGTGGAGTTTTGTCTGGGCTTGGATGGTTAGGAGCAAAGGCACTTGGAAGTATGTTTGGTACACCAGCCAATGCAGCCCAAACATCTCAAACAGGAACACAAATGACCGCTGGGATGGATCCTGGTTTAGTGCAAACTTTACAAAATGCTGGGTTTAGCGGAGCATCTTTAAACACAGCCTATGGAATTGTAAAAGCCGAATCAGGTGGAAGAGCAGGGGCGTATAACCCAACTGGCATGGATGATTCTTATGGATTATTTCAAATTAATATGGAGAATAATGATCCTAGAAATCCTAATATGGGAGTAAAACGTAATGAGGCTTATTTAAAGAAATATAAATCTATAGGTTACACAGGGCCTGAAAGTCTTCTTGATCCAAATATAAATGCAAAAATTGCTTATGATATTTCAAAAGGCGGAACAAACTTTAATCCATGGACCACATATACTAGTGGTAAGTATTTACAACACACTTCTGGTACTGCTTCGGCTAGTATGGGTAATAAAACAGTTAATATAACTGTAAATTTAGCAAACGCATCAGTAAATGAAGCAAACAATTTGGCTAAAAAAGTAAAGCAAATTTTATTAGAAGACAAAGATCTTCAAGCGATGGGGAGTAAATAATGGCTGGTAGATTAATAACTAGTGGTCCAAATAAATACTCTAGACCAGGTTATGCTTTAACTACAGAACAAATTATTTCTAATGTTCAAAATGAACAACAAAGAGTTAATGAAGAAAAAAAGACACAAGCCGAAAAAGCAAAACAACAAAAACAATTAACAGAAGCAGTGTTTGAGTTTGATGTATTAACAAAAGCAAGAAAAGCACGATACGTAGAACTTGCTGGATTAGAACAAACCTTAAGAAATTTATACACTTCTTATGGTCCACCTCCATATACTTCAGGTGAACAAGCCAACTTAAATACGGCTATAGGAAATATAAATTCAATGAAATCAGCAATTGCAACACTTACAACTAGAATAAATACTGCTGAAACTTTAAAAAAGTCAATTCAAAATCAATTAATCTCAGCGTCTGTTGCTTCTGCTAAAAAAGAATTTGAAACAAGAAAGCCTGTAGTTAACCCAAAAACTAAAACAACAAATAAAAAAAGTATAACTAAACCAATAACAGGTGCTACTGAAGATCCAAAACGAGATGGAAATCCTCCCCTACCTTTCTATACTTATAACGCACCAATGGTTAGATCTGCATATTTTAGAAATGAAGGACCCCAAAGTGATACAACCTTAAGAGGAATATCAGATGCAGGTAATTATTCTGATGCTAAAAATATGTACACGCCAGTAAAATACGACCCAATTACTAAACTAGTTCTTGAGGCTGCTCCTGCTGCAAAAGGCACTATACAAATGTCTCGTAGTAGATTAGATAACACTCAATTTTATAATAAAAAGAAAGACTCAATCATTGATCCAACTATGTATGGTTTTAAATTTTTATACAATCCAACTGAAGTAAGTATGGGTTGGGGAATTGCTGAAGGATTTAACCCAGAGGTTATACAGAGTGGTGCTGATGGCGGTATAACTCCTATTGGTGCAGGTTTAAATCAAAGTACTGTAGATTTTACTTTATTATTAAATAGAATTGGCGACATGACTTATTTAGATTCTAATGGATTTATAACTGGTGCAGACAATCCTTATCCAGGAAACTTTAATAAACTAGAAGATTTAAAAATGATTTATAAAAAAGGTACTATGTATGATTTAGAGTATTTGTTTAGAACAATAAATGGACCAAATGCAACTTATACATCTAGTTTAAATGATAGAACTGCAGATAGAGGTTACTTAACAGGTGCTCAAGTAGAACTTCACTTAGGTGATGGACTTAGATACTTAGTAAGAATAGGTTCTATAAATATAAATCACACTGTATTTAATGACAGAATGGTTCCTATTCTTTCTAATGTACAAATTAGTTGTCACAGATTCTACGATCCTCCAGAAATAAAGGACTAACAATGATTTTTTTAGATAGCAGATATGTGGATGGAACCCTTTTTAAGGCTTGGCATGCAAGAAAACAAGAATATCATTTAACAGTTTTTAGAACCTATCCAGATTATTTACAGAGTTACTTTGTTTATGAATGGGTTGAAACTGATAGGTTAGATGTTTTATCAACTAAATTTTTAGGAAACCCTGGTTTATGGTGGCAAATTTTAGATATGAATCCAGAAATTATTGATCCAAATTCTATTGAACCAGGAACACAGTTGAGGATTCCAAATGCTTAATCCTGGATTGCAGAACAGACTTAGTAACTCTTTTAAAGTTTTATATCCCGACTTTCCTTCTGTAACATTACTACCAAGAAGTATTACTCTTCATCAAGAAATGGGTAAACACGATGTTGTAGAAATTAGGTATAGAAATTTTACCTCTTTTATTTATAAAGTTTTAAAAACTGGAGTTCCTGTTGAAGTTACTTGGAAAAACGATAAAGTTTCTGGAATTTTTAGAGGATATGTAACAGCAGTTTCTTTTCCAGTTAGATTTGCACAATATAGTGAATTAAAAGTAGTTTGTATAGGAGCATCTTACCCACTAAAAGAACAAGCATCTAAAGTATGGATAAACAAAACTGCTCCACAAATTGCAATTGATATTGCTAAAAAGTTTAAATTAAGACCAATGGTTACTTCACATCCAACTATATTTACTCAACAATCTTTGGCTGGTCAATCTTACTGGGAAAAGTTAAATAGTTTGGCAAATCAAATTGGTTATGGTGTACAGGTTTCTGGAACAGAACTACATTTTCACCCTATAGATAAAATGATAAATCAATTTATGACTGTAATTCCTGTATTAGAATTTAAAGATTTTTTAACTTCTCCTTCGAATTACTATAGTGCTCCAACTTTAGACATGTTTGAAAGTAAACTTGGAGATTATATTGAAGGTGGAGAGTATCAAAGAACAACTAATTTAGTCACTGGAGTAGATCCAATAACAGGAAAAGTTTATTCATCAAAAACTTCTCCTAGTAAATTAGGAAAATCTTTAAGAAATAAACCCAAAGATCCTTTATTTTTAAAAAATAAAACACAAGTTGTTGTAAACAGTAACTCTATGGCTAGATCTTTGTCTGAAGCGGCATCTCATTTAGGTCGTTTTACTATTCCTGCAGTAGGAATTAGTCAAGGAGATCCTCGAATTGCTCCTTGGAGAACTGTTGAGATTAGAGGCACTGGAGAACTAAATAATGGGTTTTGGATTATAAAAAAGGCTGAGCACTATCTACATGCTGATGGGCGTTATCAAGTTGAGTTTTCGTGTTTAACTGATGGTATAGGTAGTAATAAGCCAAGTGCCTTTAGGCCGTCTAGTGCTGGAACAGTTCCTACTAGAAATTTAAAAACATCTCAAGCCAATAGAAAAGCAACTTCTACTACACTAAGTTCTAAGTCACCGCTAGTTTCTCAAGGTTCTGCGGGTTACAAAGTTACTCCTAGAAAATGGAAAGGTAAATAATGTCTGAAAAAGCAATTTCTCTTCCTTTTTTAATTGATCCTTATGGCCGAGTTTCTGTTACACAATCTCAATCAAAAATTTGGTCTGACAAAGTTAAATCTGTTTTAGGAACAACTTTACGTGAAAGAGTTATGAGACCTAATTTTGGAACCTTGATTGCTTATTCATTATTTAATACTGAAACCAGCGCTAGTGCTGAAATAGAGTCAGAGGTTAGTAAAGCATTTACAGAACAATTACCTTTACTTACTTTAGAAAAAGTAAATGTAACCAGTGATTTATATAATAATGTATTAAAAATAGAAGTAATTTATGGATTACCAAACAGCGAAATAGTAAGTACCGTCGTTGGATTGGTTCTTGTTCAAGGTACTAAACCAATTTATGAGGAGTTACTATGACAATAGCGCCAGTATCTAATATTCCAATATCAGTAGATTACACAGGAAGAGACTACTATTCTCTTCGAGATGCGTTAATTGCCAGAATTCAAACACGAATTCCAGAATGGACTGCTTCTGATCCAGCAGATTTTGGAGTTGCACTAGTTGAGGCCTTTGCTTATATGGGAGATTTAGTTTCTTATTATATAGATAGAATTGCTAATGAAGCATTTTTAGCAACAGCCACTCAACGAGATAGTATTTTAAATATTGCTTTAACTTATGGTTATATACCTGCAGGATACAGAGCAGCAACTGTTGATGTTAAATTTACAAATTCATCTGAAAGTGCAGTAACAATTCCTGCTGGTACAGTATTGACTGGAAATGTTGTTATTGAAGATACCGTTGAAACAGTTTACTTTACAACAGATGCTGAAGCCGTGGTTGATGCTATTGATGGAGAGACTCCTGGAGAATACACCGTTAGTGCAAGTGAAGGAAGATCTGTAACTCTTGTAGGAGACGATGTAACAATATATGGAGAATTAGTTGGCACATCTGATGGTTCTCCTAATATGTCATTTGAATTAGGTGAAACTCCTGTAGTTGATGGGTCGCTAGAAGTATTTGTACAAGATGGAGATATATTTTCTAAATGGACTCCTGTGCAATATCTATTAGATTTTGGACCAACTAATTTAATTTATTCAATATTTTCTAATGCTGACAATGTTGTTTCAATTAAATTTGGTGACGGAGTATCTGGAGCGATTCCAACTAATTACTCAGAAATAAGAGTTAGATATACTGTTGGAGGTGGTTCTATTGGAAATATTGCTGCTGCTACATTAGATACTATTGATTATATTCCAAATTTATCTGAAGGAGAAGTAACTGCAATTCAAGGAGCAATTACTGTAACAAATGAAACTACTGGATTAGGCGGTTCAGATCCTGAAAGTAATGAACAGATTCGTATAGCAGCACCATCATCTTTACGCTCTGGAAATAGAGCAGTAACTTTAAAAGATTTTTCAGATCTTGCTATTTCAGTAAGTGGAGTTGGAAAAGCAAATGCTACAGCAAATGTTTGGACATCTGTAACGCTTTATATTGCGCCAACAAGAACTGCAGAAGATACAGATCTTGCTCCTGGATTAGATGATAACGGAGATCCTACTGCAGAATATGACAGACTTAAAACAGATGTTGCTGAATATCTTGCCGATAAAACTTTAATAGGAACTACAGTAACCATAGAAACTCCAACTTACGTTGATGCTGTAGTAACTATTGAATACACAAAACTAGAAACATATACCACTCTTGAAGCAGAAGAAAATATAAAAAATGCTTTGCTTACTGGATTTGGTTATATAAACATGAATTTTCAAGACAAGATATATCCAAGAGATGTTGAGTTTGTTATTCAACAAGCCCCAGGTATTGAAACTGTTACAGTTACTGCTCTGTATGAATTTGGAGACAGTGTTGCTCTTACAACTCTAATTGGAGATGCTGATGAAATTTTCCGTTTCCAAGAAGAGAACATCAATCTTAGTGAGATCTAATGGAATACTATGGAATTTATAGAGGAATAGTAAAAAATAATAGGGATCCAAAAAATCAAAAAAGATTAAAAGTTATTATTCCTCAAATAACAGGTACACAAGTAACTGATTGGATTGAAGTTGTTGAGCCATCAAATGTTTCTGTAGATATCCCTGCTGTAGGTCAAGGAGTTTGGGTTGCGTACATTGGTGGCAATACTGGCTACCCTGTTTGGTTAGGTTCTTTTGGTAAAAACCAAGGTAAAAATAAAAAAATATTTATTAAACCCTTGGCTAATACGACATCTTTAACAGGGTTATCTGCTCACATAATTACAACCAAAAAATCTGATGGAACCACGGAAATCGATTTAACCTCCACGATAGTTGCATTAGCCAATAAAGTTAAAACACTAGAGACTCAAGTAAGTACTCTAAGAACTACTTTGGCAACAAGAACTGCGGGTGGGCACACCCATACCAACAACGGGTAAGAGTTAAGACAGTAAATAGATGGTAAACGAGAGAAAATAGACCGTTAGGTCTGAGAGGAAAATAAGTGACTGCATCATATCCATCATCGGTAAGGACTTTTACTACAAAAGTTGACTTTACTGACACGGTTTTAGCCGAACACGTCAACAGTCTTCAAGAAGAAGTAAACTCAATTCAAGCCAATCTTGGAACTTTTATTAAAACTGGATCTGGTGGCGTTGGTGTCTATGACTCTGTGACTACGGCATGGAATACATTAAAAGATCGTCTTGCTAATATTGAATATGGATTAACAGATGTTCACACTGCAGTTCCTGCTGGTGGAACCACTGGACAAGTATTGACTAAATCTACTAATAGTGATTATGTAACTGCTTGGACTACGATTGATGCGTTACCTTCTCAAACAGGAAATAACGGGTATTACCTAACCACTAATGGAACAACCGCCTCTTGGGCACCTGCAAATACTCAGTCAGATAACTTTAGTCAGTTTTTACTATCTGGTTGTTAAGGAGCCTAATTCGTGGCAAAGTATGGCGTAAATTATTATGGATCATCTAATTATGGTTCGTTTGTACGACTTAGATTTTCTGTTCAACCAATGTCGGTATTGGCAACAGAGTTATCTACAGTATCTTCTTTTTCTAAAGTTCTTGTTGAGTGGCAAACCCCAAGAGGTAATTTTACTCGCATAAGACTTGTAAGAAATCAAGGAGGATTTCCAGAAACTGCAGAAGATGGTGTAATAATATATGATGAAATTGCAACAGAAGGAACAGTAAGTAGAACGTCAATAGTTGATGGAGAAGACAACCCAACAGATATTCCTTTAGTTCCAGGTCGTCAAGTTTATTACCGTATGTTTTTGTTTACTGAAACAAAGGTTTGGAAAGTTGCTGGATCTATAACTGCAATAGTTCCATCAGATCATGGTATTCAAAATAAATTTATGTCTAGTCTTCCAAAAGTGTTTACTAGTACCGAACAAGGTCCTTTAGGCGCAATAGATGTAGATTCAGATTTATATAAATTTATTTCTGGATTAACATTTGCTAAAGAAGAACTTTATACTTTAATTGATTTATTAAGACCTAAACAAACTGGATTAGAAACTCCGTTTGAATTATTACCTGCAGAAGTAAAAAACTATGGGTTACTATCCGAATCAGGTTTGCCTACTAAAAACCAAAAAAGATTAGTTAGAGAAGCATTGTACATGTACACGCATAAAGGAACTAGAACTGGGATTGAACGATATGCAGAATCTTTAACTGGATATGCTCCAACTATTACGGTTTCTAATAACTTATTATTAACAGTACAAGACTCTACGTTTTATGGAGGAGTTGGTAATTGGATTGTTAGTAATGCAGTGTTAACATCTAGTGTAGAACAAGTTCCAGATTCAAATAGTAATCAAATAGACACAACTAGAACTGGAAAAATAGTTGCATCCGCTGCAGGAAGTATGGCTTTAGGATATGCAAACCCTACAGCAAAAACAGTAACTGGTTTACAAAGAAATAATGGCACAACCGTTCTTCAAGTTGCTGTAGCAAATCATGGGTATTCTGTGGGACAAACAGTTACGCTTTCTGGATTAAGTGAAGACTTTAATGGAACGTATACAATTACTACTGTTCCAGCAAGTAATCAATTTAACGTGACAACAGTAGCAACTACACCTTACAACGCTTCGGCATTAAATGGCTCTGTAATTGCTGCAATAGGTGGTGGTAATGTAATAACTCAAGGAGTACCAGTACTTCCAGACACTGAATATACTGTTTCTTGTAAATTAAAATCTCCAGCAAGTGCTGGTAATATTACTATATCAGTTACATTTTATGATAAAAATGGTCAAGCAACTTCTGCTGCAAAAACTTCAACTATTGTTGCGGCTAATAACACTTGGAAATCTGCAAGTAAAACTGCAACATCGGATGCAGACTCTGTTTATGCTGGTATCTCAATTGATTACAGTGCTGCTGGAACTTACTATATTGATCAAGTTTGTATGCAAACTGGAGACACCGTTCTATATGATGAAGCAAGGGCAATAGATATATTTTTAGAACCAACAAAAACAAACTATATAAACAATCCATCTTTTGAAGTAGATGATTCGAGTTGGACTATAACTGCAGATGAAGTAACTTTATTAGAAGAAGATGTCCCGTTATCTGAAAGTTCTGGAACTTACTCTGTAAAAGTAGACAGTACCTCTGGAGCCACATTTGAAACAAGCACTAATGTAGAAATTTTAAACAGAGATACGTATGCAACCTTATCTTTTTATGCAAAATCAACCAATGAAGGTGAGACTGCTACAGTTACTTTTAAAGCACTGGACAATTTGGGTGCTGGAGAAATAGAGGCTATTGAAGAGTTTGAGTTAACTGAGGATTGGGCAAGGTATACAACTACCATCTATATAAACGATATAGATATACCTGCTTCTCCAACAGGGGAACTTTACTTTACAGTAAGTATTGAAACTGAAGCGACTGCCAATAATTACATATGGCTAGATGACGTTCAACTAGAACTAACTCAAAAGGCAACAGATTACTTTGACGGAAACCTGCCCGCAGAATATGGAGCAGTTTGGCAAGGAACAGAGAACGACTCCCCTTCAAGACTCTATGCAAATAAAGATAAAAAAATACCAAGATTAGCCAAGACCTTGAGTGACTGGGTGCCTCAAAATGCCTTTTGGAAAATAAGGACTTACGAGGGTTTGGAGTATAACAACCTCACGGTGTAGGATCCTTGGCTATGACTACAGACATAGTTATTTCCGTAATATTCACAGGGATGGCAGTTACTTATGTAATTGAATTCCTAGACTTATTTATATCTGGCTTTATTACTAAGCCAACTTTAAACAAATACTTTGCGTTACCCCTAAGTTTTCTAGGACTTTGGGCGCAAATGGATTTGTATTATGACTTCTTTGTTTTAGTTCCTGCGGCTACATTTGTATCATTAATGATTGGGATGTATTTAAATAAACCAGTGGTTATAAAGTCACCTTCTCGTCTATCTCAACTATAGGAGAACCATGAACATAGCCTTAATTTCTTTTGATGATGTTTGTGTAGATGAAGGTTTAAATGAGATCATTCAAAAATATGGCGCTGAAATAAAAGTGTTTCTTCCAGTAACGGGAAGTGAAAATCATTTTGCAGAAAACGTTATGGATATCTGTAAAGAACATTCCATAAAGGTAACTTGTTTTATAACAAATGCTTTTGATATAGACCATATCTTATTAAATGCTGATGACATTGTGATAACGGACAATCCTGTAAAAGAGGTTGTTAGACAAATAACCCCTGATGATGTGATGGGTATTGTCTGGAATGATTCACCTCAAGCACATATAGTCTTAAGTTCTGTAGAGGATTACGGAATAGAGGTCTGGGATATAACAGATGGGTTAGACAAGATAGAGGTCGATTACTCTGAAGAGAGCACTGATGAACTTTACACAGCCATGATGAACAGTATGGGAGTATTTGTGGAACACATGGCTGACTACATAATGACTACCGTGTTAGATGTCCTGGCTTTGGAGGTTGCAAAACACATTGAAGAGGGTGGAAAAGATATATCTCCCTTTAAGGATGACAACCCTTGAAAATTCCTTTGAAGGCTTATTCTGTACCATTAACTGATTATCAGTTCCGACTACTGGCTGTGATTTGCCATTTATCGGGCTCCAAAGGCCGTTTTAAGACATCAGTAGAAGAGTTGTGTAGACAGACTAACAAAACATCAGACAGAACCGTCAGAACGGCTCTCAAAGCGTTAGAGAAGCATGGGTTAATAATTAGAACTCCTAGTAAAAGGGCTAATGGTTTTAAGGGAATGGACTGGTACGAAGTGGTAGAAAATTACCGCACTACAGAAAAACCTGCAGTAAATTACCGCACTGAAAATTACCGCACCTCACATGACTATAAGTCACATAGCAGTATGACTAGTAAGTCATTAGTACCTAATAGTAAAGATAGTAATAAATTAAAAGATTCTGAATCCAAAGGGATTCTAATGAAAGAGATACGAGTACCTATGAGACAATATCAAGATGATGGAGATAATCTGGCAGGCTTTGGGCTCGTCGAACCGAAAGATGCGCCAAGCCCTAAGATCAGAAAATCCGATCCTAAGACTAGGGGACGACGACCAGAGCACGAGTGGACTCCAATGGATGTCGCTGCAGAGTTTTCTTATCGTGTCGGCAGGAAATACCCCTTACTCCCTGGAACAGTTAACGTCAAACAACTCTCAGGCGCCCTTGCAAAATTCAGAAAGCAGTACGATACTAACGCCTTAATTGAGTTAGAGTTACTTCGTCTCTTTATGGCAGATGAAAGAAACTTTCAAAACATTGGTGATGAAGCACCGATGCTGTATAAGATGTACCTTGCTTCTTTTGGAAAGAGAATGAATCAAGCCAGAGAAAATCTAGGTCTTAATAAAATTAACGCCCAAATTGACACAACGGCTAAGATGGAAATACTGACAGCGAGTGACGGACGTACTTTTCAAAACTCTCTTTCTGGCAGAGCACAACTCGCAAGACATGAAAAACGACTAAAGGAGAATGCAAATGGCTAAAAAGGTAGTAAAAACATTTAGTGCAAATTTAAATAAGAACCCTGAAAAGGGTGGTGCATGGATGGCTATTATCAGTGTAACAACTGAAGGTATTGATGGTACAGAAAAGTTAAACATGGCTGCATGGTCTAATGCTTCAGCAGGCAAGCGTTGGGTTAAAAGCCAAGTGCAAGCACTTACACCACGCAAGAGCGTGAAGATGATTGCAGGCGAAAATAAAGACGCTAAAGGAAAGCCAACATCATTTGTTGGTGTTGTAACTTTTAGAGCCTAATAATGCTCGAGTTCAGTTTCTTTTGTCCTTCTTGTAAAGACAAGACGCAAGGAGTAGCAATTGAAAGAGGCAGTATGCATTTAGATTTAAAGTGTTACTCTTGTAATACCGATTGGGAAAAGGTAGTAATAGATAGAGGGGACAATGAAAAATAGATTAGTTTATCCAACAAATAATAGAGCGCTCAGATTTTTTGGCGATGTAATGTTAACAATTGGTACTTGGTTTGTATCAGTAGGAAGTAATTACGGCGGTCTATATGAGTTTGAGTTTGAGGACGAGCAAGACGATGTATGACATCAACCAACTCTCAGCCTTAAAGAAGCACTGGCTACTTCGTAACTCTAATATCCCACGTCGCTTCCTCGGCCTTGAGCCACAAGACCTTGTGGACAGAGCAGGATCCTTTCCTGACGAGGTGAGTACGTGGATAGATGACTGTGTGAGCGGTCAGGTCATAAAGCAGATTGGCCATATTGGAATTAATGGAGTTGGTCTTTTATTTGATGGCGGACCTGGAATTGGTAAGACGACTCACGCAGTAGTTGCTGCTATGGAGTTTGTTCGCCGTCTTCCTGATAATGATGCTGATGCTGCAAGAATACTGAGCATGAGTGCATCTGACTTTGGTCTTGGCGCTAGGCCCGTGTACTACATGACTTACCCTGAATTCTTATCTAGAAAGAAAGCAACTTTTGATTCTGACCTTGAAGATAAGAAGCAATCTGTTTATGAAATAGATGGCTTTCATGGCAGATCTAAATTTGATTGGTTAAATGTAAGAATTCTTGTGATAGATGACTTAGGAAAAGAATATGGTTCAAAGTACGATGACACATCATTTGATGAGATACTACGTCTTAGATACGACAAGGCTCTGCCAACAATAATAACCACCAATGTGCGGTTAGAGAATTGGGAAGCAGAGTACAGGGAAGCAATGGCTAGTTTTGCTCAAGAGGCATTTATCCGAGTCCCTATAGTCGGCGCAGATTTAAGAGCAGCACAATGAAGGGGATGAGTATGGAAAGTCCTTGGAGGACCGTACAGTTATTTATCTCATCGCAGGCTGCAGGCGTGTTTGAAGTTGAGGTTGATACTGGAACAAAAAGAGTCAGATGTAATTGTCCAGTCTGGAAAAAAACTCTTAAATGTAAACACGTAAACTTTGTTAATAACCGAATGAAAATGAATCAAGGTCATTACTCAATTCTTGTTCCAGATGAAGTTCCAGAAGAGTTGGCTTCTCAAGCAAACTCAGATGCAAAGAAATTTCGTGATTTTGTAGTTAGGTATGCTAAAGTCGAGGTACTATGAAAAATGGAGACATCTCAAACGTCTCCTCTCCACAGGTTGTATGCGTAACAGATGTAGTTATTCCTTTAGTAGAAGAAGTTACTAAAAAATTATTAACTACAAAAGTTAGTTTAAAATTGGGAGAGATTAACCTTCAGAGTGCAAACAAACTTTGGTTGTTATCAAACAACTATGGAATATCACTAGAGTTAGCGGGTTATGCTGATCAAGGTTGGACTGAAGAATTACTTGAGAAAGCATTTGAAAAGTTAGAGAGGGAAGTAGTAAATCCATTTAACTATTGGAACTTATATGCAGACCCTGGTGAGTTAGTTAGAAAACTTCCCTATCGTGCTAATCTTCGGGGCGTGGTGGATGTAAAGTGGAGAGTAGCAAGATACGGATCAGCAGGGATAGAATTAGATAACTTGTAAGAGGGGGCACTAAATGGCATCTGACAACGAACATCGTTTAGTCAGCAAGGTCATCCGTGATCGAGACATAGTTCCAGCACTACAACGTGGTGTAAATGAGTCTTGGTTTTTAGATGATGACAACCGTAAAGCATGGTCTTTCGTTCGCAAACACTATGGAGAATATAGCGAAGTCCCAACTGCAGTTACAGTAAAAGATCATTATCCAAATTATAAAGTATTAGATGTTCAAGATAACATTGAGTATTTACTTGACACAATGGTTGATTTCCGTCGAAGACTATTAACTCGTCAAGGATTAGAAACTGCGGTTGAACAATTACAAGATAATAATCATGACGCTGCTTTACTTGCTATGGAAGCAACTATTACTAAAGTTAATGCACAAGGAATTCTTGGCACACACGAAATAGATTTAACCAAAAACACGGAACAGCGTTATAAAGATTATAAAGCATTACAAAAAGAAGAATTTTTAGGTATACCTACTGGTTTTTCAAAGATAGATGAAGCAACCGCAGGATTACAAGGCGGTCAATTAGTAACCATTATTGCTCCACCTAAAACTGGTAAATCTCAAATTGCTTTAAAGATGGCATTGAATGTTCACTCTCAGGGATTTATACCAATGTTTCAATCTTTTGAAATGAACAATCATGAACAACAACAAAGACACGATGCAATGAGAGCAAACGTGTCACACGGTAGATTACGTCGTGGAAAACTATTGCCTGCAGAAGAAGATAGATATATCGATGTATTAAACAAGATGGAAACAGAACCTTCTTTTCATTTAATAGATGCTGTAAATGGAATCACAGTCTCATCTTTAGCAGCAAAAATAGAACAAACAAAACCAGACATAGTGTTTGTAGATGGTGTCTATTTAATGTTAGACGAAGTAAGTGGAGAAATGAATACTCCTCAAGCGATCACTAATGTTACTCGTTCTTTAAAAAGATTGGCTCAAAGAATAAATAAACCAATTATTATTACAACACAAACTTTACTTTGGAAGATGCGTGCTGGAAAAGTTACTGCAGACTCCATTGGTTATTCTTCATCATTCTTTCAAGACTCAGATGTAATTTTAGGTCTTGAGCCAGTAGAAGAAGATGAAGATATTAGATTACTAAAAATTGTTGCCAGCCGTAACTGCGGACCAAGTGAAACTGCTTTAACTTGGCGTTGGGAAACAGGTTGTTTTCATGATGAAGAACAGATGTTAAAGTGTAAATTCTGTTCTGATTGGGGACGTGTGTGATTGATGTAGAAAAAATATTATTATTTTTAGAACTACCTCTACATGCTCAACGAGGCTCTGAGGTTAATGGACTATGTCCAATGCATAAACAAAGAACAGGTAAAGAAGACCACAGACCTTCTTGGTGGATAAATACTGAGACAGGTGCTCATATTTGTTTTTCTTGTGGTTACAAAGGAAATATTTATACTTTAATTTCAGATGTTAAAGGGATTGATTATCACGATGCTCGTGATTACATAGATGATACCGCTGAAGTACCCATTGATTCTTTAATGAAAAGAATAAAAGAACTACCTCAATACGTAATTGCCGAAGAAGTAATTCCTATGTCAGAGGCTCGTCTTGCTGTGTATGGAGAACCACCAGATATAGAATTAAAGAAAAGATTTTTAACAAGAGAAGCAGTAAATACTTATGGAGTTCTTTGGGATAAAACAAACGAGGCTTGGATATTACCGATTCGTGATCCAGACACCTTTTCT